TCTGCTTGCCGCTCTCGGTGAGCGGCGCATGCTGGCTGGCGACACACTTGAATTTGCCGGCGGTGATCTCGGTGGTCTTGAGGCCGCGCTGCGCTTCTGCGCCGCTGATGTCGGTATGCGTGGCCACCACGCCGATGGAACCGACTTGCGTACTTCCGTCTGCAATATAGATCGCGTCTGCGGCACTGCCTATCCAGTAGGCGGCGGATGCCATGGTGCCGTCTGCCAGCGCGACCACCGGCTTGGTGGAGGATGCGGCGCGCACCATGTCGGCCAGCGTCTGCGTGCCGTCCACGGTGCCGCCGGGAGAATCGATCTGCAGAATGATTGCTTTGACTACCGGATCGGCAATCGCTGCCTTAAGATCGCGCGCGACCAATTCGGAGCTGGCCCCGCCGCTTATCTGCGTAAACAGGTTCATGCGCTTGCTGATCACGCCGGTGATTGGCAACACGGCCACGCCGTCGATCACGTCATAACCCTGATCGGCATTGTTCAATGGGCGACCCAATGCAGCCTCGACACCCTTGATGTCGATCTTTTCACCGCGCAAGTGCGTGGCATAGATTCCCTGAATCTCCAGCAGTTTCGGAGGTTCAATCGCCCAAGGCCCGTGGATCACGTTCAATAGTTTGCTCATGGTCGTATCCTATTCGTCATGGTTGTGACAAGTTAAGGCAAAGCTGTCACTCATCCAGCGGCTCGCCGGTCTTTGGGTCAATGCCCGGTTTTTGCGGGTCTGTTTCAAGCGGATCGGGTACCGGCGCGGCGGCCTGCTGCGGCGCAGGCGCTTGACCCAATCCGCCCGCCTTGCGCATCGTTTCTTCCTTCACGCGCTGGCGATGCTTGGTCTCGAAGTCGATGCCGTCGAAGCGGATGGACTCTGCATCGCGAGTGCTGATGTCTTCTTCAATACGCATTTTTGCTGCGGTGACATCCTTGACCGGGTCGATGCTGGCGGGGCCGTCGCCCGCCCACTCGGCACCACACCATGCCTGGCGCACGATGGGGTCGGCAAAGAATCCTGGCAGGACCAGGCGGCGGAGGCTGACGGCTTCGGCGAGGAATTCTTCATAGATGGGCTGGCAGAATCGCGCGGCCATGAAACTGCGGCGCTTGTAGAACACCCGCCATGCCGTGAGCAGCGCGGCGCGTGCCGCCGAGTAACTGGACTGGAACGACATTGTCAACACTTCGTAAGGGATCTCCAGCGCCATGCCGATCTGCTTGAAGATGCTGGCGACGAACGGGTCGAATTCCGAATTGGGGCGGCCCGGGGTGGCGCTGGATATTTCTTCGCCAGGCAGCAGGTTGACGGCCTTGCCGCTGGCAAGGTTGCCGTCCCACTTGCCTGCACTGTTTGTAATTGCTTTTTGCGCATCAGGCTCGAATAAATCCTGAAACGCATCCGGGTCCATCTTGATGAACACCGAGAATGCGCCGCTGATCACGGCGGCCTGCAGCTCGGCATCGGTATAGACGCCCAACTGGCGCAGCGGCTCGATCACCGGCGACAGGAAAGGCACACCGCGCGCCTGCCCGGGGCGCAGCTGCTCGAACAGGTGCAGCACGTTGCGGCGTCCGGTCTTGGCGCCGAATGCCGGATAAGCCGACCAGGTCATGCCGGTGCGGCGCAGGCCTCCCGGGTGTTTATTGCTGATGTGGTATTGCTTCGGCGCGCCGTAGGTGTCGAATTCGACACCGCCGACGAGGTTGTCACTGTCCGCCTTGAATGACGGGTTGCTGACGCGGTCGGCCTCGACCAATTGCACCGCCAGGGTGTAGGGGGTGCCGGTGCGCTTGATGCTGGGCAGCAAACCGAACACGTCGCCAGACTCCAGCATCGCGCGGAAGGCTTGCTCTTGTATGCCGTAAAAATCCAGTGTGCGCGCTGCGTCGCAGTTTTGGCTATTGGCCCACAAGCTCCATTCTCGCTCGATGGCGTCTTCGTATATTTCCGCCTGGTCATCGTCCAGCCCCAGCGTCTCGGCATCGATGCGCGGGCGCATTGAAAGCCCGGTGCCGATCACGCTGGTGACGTTGGCATTGATGGCGGCGCAGGCGGTGGGATTATTGCGCGCCAGATCGCGCGAACGGGCGCGCAGGTCGGTGCGGTCGAATGTGGTGTCGGCATTGGCTGACCCAGCCCCTGGGCGCCAGTTACGCAACGCGGAGCGATCCATGCGTCCGCCGTGATAACCGCTGGCAACAGCCATCGCGGCAGAATGCCGCGCATCGAGTGTCGCGGCGTTAAGTCTGGAAACCAATCCCATTAGCGCCGAACCCCCATCCAAAATAACATCAGGCCACAAACCGCAAAGGCAGCGGCCGGTGATAATTGGTGCAATCCATAACCAAGCAAAGCCAATCCGCCATACGTGTGCGCGTCGATAATATCCAGATCAGGCGCGCTGTCTTTTATGGCGGTCAGCGCGGCACGAATTCGGCGTGAAATATTTTTCATCGCGGCGACACCGTAATGGCGCGGCCGCGGCCTTGCGCGGACCGTGTCAGCGTCTGCACGCGCTCATTCCACAGCGAAATACCTGCTTGAATGCTGGCAAGGTCTGCACGCTTAAGGCTGCGACCGGCAAAAGTGTATTCTTGATTGGTTAATATCTTGGTCTCGGCGACCAAATAGGCGTCGAGTTGGGCTTGTGCTTGTGCGAGTGTGATTCCGGCCATGAGGGTTGCATCATGTCCGGAAGGGGTGTGACAAGTTAAGACAAAACTGTCACCGCCTGCGTGAGGTTGTTTTTTCTGGTTATGGATTCCTTGCCAAATGCCTCGCGGCATGCCTCGATGAAGGCATAGGTCTCGGGCATGGCTTCGCGCAGGTTCACGGCAAATGATACCTATTACGGCACGGTACACAAGCGCCACCCACCAACCTGCCAAACCATTCACCACACAACTCGCATTCGCCTTCCACACCTTTCGGTATGTCTGCGGCGGCGGCGGCGATGGCGCGATCCCTGTCCTCCTGCTCGCGCTTTTGTGCGCGGTCGATCTCGTCCATCATCATCCTTTCGTTGTCTCTGATTTTTGAATGTAGCGATACAGCGTCCGGCGCGAAATGCCGTTTTCTTCTGCCACTTGCTTATCCGGCTTGGTGCCAACCTGCTGCAGCACCTTCTCCTTTGCCACCCTTAAATGCGTCACCCGCTTGGCGATAAAGGTGCGCTCCCCACCCCAATGATGAATAACGTCCTTGATGAATTGCCGCGCGCCTTCTTCACCGATCTGCTTGACCAGTTTGTCATACAGATAATCGGTGAAAGTTTTGTCGCTCATCTGCCGAACCTTTTAGAGTTACCGAGCGAGATTTTTCCGTCTGACATCGGTGCGGGAATGGCGCGCGGCTTTTCTTCACCCGCGCCTTCCACCTTCTCCACCTTGTATTCCCCTTCCAGCGTCACGGCCAGCCGCTCCCAGTATCTCGGGTCGGGTCGCCCTGACCTGCCGCGCCCGATGTTGATGTCGCGGTGCTGGCCGATGGCCCATGCGTAGACGAAGCAGTCGAGCGGTTCGTTGCGTTTGTATTTCGCGCCGACGCGGGGGATGTAGCGCTTTTTCTCGGGGTCGTAGACCTCGGAGATCAGGCCGTCGTAATACTCGACCTCCAGCCCCTGCGGGAAGTTGATGACGTATTCCGATTGCTGCCGGTCGGCATCGGCGACGAGGTTGCCGAACAGGTAGTCCTTGCAGTGCTCGGTGCCGATGTTCCAGGTGCAGTATCCGTGCTTGATGACTTTGCCGGTCTTGCCCTTGTTCGGGTAGCTGCCGGTCTGCGCGATGGCGCGACCCATGTGGGTGGTGCTGCCCTGCACCGCATAGACAGGCACTTTAAGACTGGGACGCATAACGAAGTTTTTCACCTGCTCACCACGATGTCCGCGTGAGTCGATGCCAACGGCACGCAGTCGCATCTCTTTGCCGTAACTGTTGACCATCGTCAGGTGTATCTCAGCCTCCAGGTCATCCCATACTTGATATCCGGTGGTGTCTCCCAGTATCGCTCCATACTTGATGATCCAGTGACGCATCGGGCCGCCATCTGTTAGCGGTGCACCCCAGCCAAGCCACTTATAGGCCAGCCATTTATCTTGCGTATCCACGCCCATCGTCAACACCAGACACCCAGGTGGTATTTCTCCGTGCGTATAATTGCCCGCGCGTTTTTGCAGCTCGTTGGTTTTGAGTTTTTCGGCGGATCTGTCTTCCCAGCATTCGCCCAGGTTTGAGTTGATGAAGGTCATCAGCTGCTGCGGGTTTTTGTGGACGCGCTTGAAGTGGATCATCAGGTCGAGCCAGCTTGGCCCCAGCCCGATGGGCGCATACAGCGCGCTGATGTGGTAGCTGCGGTGCTTGGTGATCTCGGGCCGCTCGGGTATCCAGCGCGCCGTGCCGCCGTGGCCCATCTCGGGCAGGAATTTAGCCTTGTCTTGATGGTGGATGATGCAGCCATTGTGTTCGCACACGTACCACGCCTCGGTCATCTGCACGTTGGCTTTGACGTTTGACCACTTGAGCACCTGAAACTCGCCGCAGGATGGACATTCGATGTGATATCTGCGACCGTCTCCGCTGTTGAATTCGCGCTCGATCAGCGAGGCATCCTTGATCGTTGGCGTGCTGGCTTTCAGGAATTTATAGCTGTTTGGGAACGACTTGAAGCGCGAGCGCATCAGCTCGACCGGATCACCCTCACTCGTCCGCACCTTCTGGTCGCCAACCTTGCGGGTCGATTCGCCGACCGAATCGGTGAAGCGGTCAAGGTCGTCCGCCTCGACCACCTTTGCGGACTTTTGCGCGTAGCTGTTCGGCGAATTGCCGCCGGCCAGAAAGATGATAAAGCCCGGCCCCTCGATCACATCCTTGCTGTGCTGCGCATCGCGCGAGCGCAGCCCGCCCATGATGTTGCGGATGATTGGCGTCTCGGTCAGCAGCGGGTTGAACTTCTGCACCTTCCAGGTATCGCGCGCCTCCAGCGTCGGCATGAACACCATCACCGGGCAGGGCGCATATTCCATGTAGTAGCCGAGCGAACAGATGAACGGGCCATCCGTCACCCCAACCTGCGACGATTTCATCACCGTGATCTCGCGCACCGGCGAATGCAGCGACAGACAATCCATGATCTCGCGCAAGATCGGGTTGCGCGCCGTGCGCCAGTTGCCCACCTCATTGCTGCCCTTGCTGGACAACTTGCGATGATTGTCCGCCCACTGCGACACCGTCAGCCTGCCACGCGGCCGCACCGCCCGCGACGCGGCGGCGGACATCAAGTGACGGGCGGAGACGGGGGCGTTCATGTCGCCTCCAATGCATATTCGCCAGCGCCAACTCTAATGTGGTACATACCGCAAATTTGACGCACCTTCTCCCGCCACCATGGGTTAGCTGTCGGCCGGTTATTCTCGATCGCCAAATACAGCTGATTAAGGGTTGCGCGACCACCCAGCGCACGCAATGCCAGCTCCACAACATCGCGCCAACAGTTGGCCGTGCTCTTGTTACCCAACACCAACTCACGGATATCGCTTTTCAGGCTGGCGATCGCATCCGTCTCTGCGTACAGGAAAAGCCCGGATACGGTGGTCTGACGTTCCTTGGTAAATTTAGCGAACATCAATGGGCAGGAAAGCCGCTCAAATAGGTTGCGCGGTATCATTTCCTGACTGATCGACCAGCGCCGCTGATACCCAACCACCCTGCTTGCTGTTTGAAACATATATACCGGCAACAAAAAACCTATGCGGCCCCCATATTCCATTTCGTGGTAACAGCGATCGATGAACCCATCGATTAAATCAGCTTGAAATGGCGGGTTGCCTATCACCACAGTTGGCCGGCGCGGCAGCTCCACGGAAAGAAAGTTTCCTGTAATCACCTCGCGCCCCGTGTTTTTTACCGCCGCAGCCGCTGCAGTTGGATCAATCTCTATCCCATAGGCGTCAACATGCTGAGGAATTGCCATTAAAAAACGACCGTCCCCACATGACGGCTCTGCGACAACATCATTGCAGCCTAAATCTGGAAAATTGCGGCGGACCAACATCGCCGCAGCCCATGACGGGGTGAAATGTTGGTGTAGCTTATTCAATGCCCATACCCCCATGTGACCGTTGCGGTGATGGCGAATGCGGACATCCAGTAACTGAAATCTGCCCACTTGCCATGCCACGCCCACCACACCGCGTTGATGCAATACAGCGTCATGATTAGGTAGTTGAATATGCGCGGGTCGATCACGGCTTCCACCATCCCTCAGACTCTTTCCACGCCGCCGCCTGCGCTTTTTTGCACCCAACAACTACATCCGCGACCGCCTGCATTTTTTTTGCTCTTTCTTCGCTTGTTTTCGCGGGCGTTGCGCTGATCGTTTTAATTTGGCAGTAAGCTGAAAGTGATATTCCCGCCAGATGCGCTATCCTGAACGGCAGCATTGCGCGATATTTTTTTGCATGGAATGTGTCGATCCAGCGCAGCGCATTGCCATTTTTTCTATATCGTTTTTTCATTCCTTCCCCCATGCCGCAACCTTGTCGGCGATCTCGTTCAGGATGTGTTCGCCGTGCTCGACCATCACCGCGCGGATGGCCTCGATGTCGTTGAGCGCGACGACCTCGGGCGCGAGGCGGTCCCACAGCGTTTCCATTTGCCCGCGAAATGTCGCCGCCAGATCGGTGGCGAAGAGGCGGGCTTCTTCTGCATCCACCAGCTTACCGATGAGCTGTTCGTATTCCGCCTTGGCGGTGAGCGCCTTGTATTTTTCATTTACAGCCTTGGCGGTCTGGTAGTTGGTACCGATGGTATCGCCGCCGGGGTTGGCCGACTGGCGCTGCTGGGTTTGGTCTTTCTGACGCGCCGCCACAGCATCGGCGCGGCTCGGGTCGGCGGTCATGTCAATCAGCGCGCGGCTCTTTTGCACATCCACCAACCCCTCCGCCGTGAGCACCAACCGCCCGGCCTGTTTCAAGCGCGTGACGTAGCTTTTGTCCTTGCCAAGGATGGCGGCGAATTCGGATTGGGTGGCGGTGGTCATCTTGTAAGTTATTGATATTTAATTAAATAAAAAATCGTTAAAAATAGCTTGACAATGCACGGATTCCGTATATAATGGGAACCGTAAGCACATCGCTTGCACCGCGCCTCGGGATACAGTGGGCTAAGGAGTTAAAATGAGATTCACACCAACACGCGACTTTTACAGGCCAAAATTTGAAGCGGCCATTACCGATGAAGCGCTCGGCGTTGAGGTTTACTTTTTCGACGATAGCCGCACCGCGAAGGGCTTTGCGGGCAAGCGCGCAAAGCCGGATTTTTATATCAAGTTCGGAAGCACGGAACGCCGTGAAGAGTACGTCAATAAGTGGCTTGACGGCCTGCGCAAGAGCATGGAGGACAAGATCGCACGGCGCTCGGCGCGCAAGGAGTGGCAACACAGCCTCAAGGTCGGCGACATCTTCAAGGCATCGTGGGGATACGAACAGACCAATATCGACTATTACGAAGTGGTGGCCGTCAAGGGTAAGGCCGTCGAAGTGCTTGAACTCGCGCAACAGACCACGGAGACCGGATGGCTCCAGGGTGACTGCGTCCCGGTTCCTGGCAGTTACGCCACCGAACCAGACTATGACAGCCCTGAAAGCAAGGCGCACCACGAAAAGACCGGAGGTTACCTGCGAGTAGTTCCAAAGGCGCGCCGCATGATTCCGCAGATGGGGCACAACGGCAAGCCGTATCTGTCCTTTGAATCTTACAAGTACGCGCACCTCGTCGAGCCGGTGATCGTGGCAGGCATAAAGTGCTTCAAGCCTGACCACTGGACAGCCTACGCTTAAAAATACATCATGCCCGGCGCAAGCCGGGCGCACAGACAAAGGAGACTTAAAATGCCTTACGAAATTTCCACATTCAGCGGCGATGCCGAGTTCACCATCAACTGCACCGGCGACGCAGTCGTCGGAGACGAGGTGCGCTTCGAGCGTGCCACGTTCTCCGGCAGTTTCCGCAATGCGAAGTTTTCCGGATTCGAGATGATTACCGGCAAGATCGTCCGCGACAGCTACGGGCGGGACAAGCAACAGCACACCTTCACCCTGGAACTTTCCGAAGGCGGCGAGTTGCGGATCAAGGGTCGAAACCTGTACGCAAACGGCCTGTACCGGAAGGTATGGGCGGATGAGTCTAGCCGCCACGCGGTGGCCGACGAAAAACATGCGCGAGGGGATCGCGCCCGTGCCGCGCGTGAAATTCGCAAATCCGAACAATTCGCATACTGAGAGGTGAGCAACATGAACGTTAAAGACCGTATCGAGCAGGCTCCGGCCTGCGAAGTGATCAACCTCACCGAGGCCGAGAAGGACATTTACAGCGGCGCGGGGTGGAAGCTCGCCCGCTTCGTGGATGGACAGATGGTTGGCCTCTTCGATCCGATGGAAGTCAGGTGTCAGGATGATGTGCAGGCGATGGCCGATGAAGCCATCGAGAATGCCACCGCCTGGCTTGCGAACGCCGAGGGCGAGGTGTGGTTGGTAATGTGTTCCTGCTATCAGCTCTGCGAGCCGCGCCGCATCACCATGACCGACGCATCCGGCCTGGCGCGTATGGCGCGCGTGATCGGCGAGCAGATGGTGGAATGGAATGAGTAACCATCCGAACCGTTCCCGCCGCTCGCCCAGCGCCGCCCGCAACCCGAAGCCGGAGGAAATCCGCGCCGCGCGCGAAGCGGCGGAACTCACGCAGACCGAGGCCGCGTTGCTCATCCATTCCACCCTGCGCACCTGGCAGGATTGGGAGGCGGGCATCGCGCGGATGCATCCGGCGTTGTGGGAGGACTTCCGCGCGAAGATCTTCGCACGCGGCAACATGGACAGCCTGCCGCTTGAGCTTTTGGAAATGCTAAACCTGAAGGTAGAAAAATAAAAACAATCTAGCCTGTTGTTTTTGTTGACTTTTTTGTAATTTTTTGCAATAATAAGAATACGGAGACCCCGTAAAAAGCGATGCCCGGCAGGGCTGCAACCCGGCCAGGCATCTAACCAAACCAACCTGAAAAGGAGATTGATATGGCTACCAACATTGTAACGACAAACAGCAATGATACCCAAACAGATGCACAACAACTGCCGGAGCGCGAGCGCATCATTTTGCCCGCAGCGCTTTTGAAATCCGCGCTGGCTGTTGCAGCAAAAAACGATGTTCGCTACTACCTGAACGGGGTGCAGATCATAGCCGAAGGCCGCGACCTGCGAGTCGTCGGCACAGACGGCCACCGCATGCTTGTTGTAAGCAATACCGAACAGTCGGACTTCCCTGCCTGGCTCCAGGAAGGCTTTGTCATTGACCGTGACAATCTTTCCGAATCGCTCGGCCTGCTCTGCAAACTGAACGGAGAGCAGATCGCCATCGAATGGGCTCCCGGTCACAAAAAAGCAAACCTGCGAACACTGGACGGAAACACTACCATCGGCCTCGATGTGGTTGACGGAAAATTTCCGGACTGGCGTCGCATCGTGGAGAGCAGCCACGCCATGGGAAATGAGGCGCGCAAGCCGATGGAAACCGCCTCGGTGAATTCCAAATACTTGAAAGAGGCGGGAGCGGTTGCATCCGTTCTCGGTGCGACGAATATCTCGCCATTCATAGGCAAAGCGGACGAGGCGATCCTGTTCACGTTCGACGCGGCTTTCCCTGCCCTGCTCTACATCATGCCGGTGCGTGTCGAGCAAAAGGTATCGGAAGGCACACTGCGTATGATCGGAAGCGGGCTCAAGGGCAGCATCGCCGCCTTCCGCGCGCATCGCACCCGCTTGCTCAGCAACCTGAACCTTGCCAAGACTGATGCGCAAAAATTGCGCATCACCAGCAAGATCGAAGAGGCCGAAAAACGCATCATCGAATTGACCAGTTTGATGAACAATCCGCAAGCGTTGCCAGCCGCCTAACGACAATACGCCGCCGGCAATGCCGGCGGCATTTTTGGAGCCAAAGTCATGAATAAACTTTTCGACATCAAAGAAGAAATCGACACCGCCCTGCCGGGGTGTTCCACCATTTACGCGCCACGCGGACAGGCAGGGGAATATGCGCCTCTGGCTACCAACCCATACCGTGGATGCGGACACAAGTGCGCGTACTGCTATGTGCCGTCCGTGCTGCGCATGGATCGATCGGCATTCAATGAGGGCGCAGCGCCTCGCCCGAACTATAAGGCGGCACTGCTCAAGGATGCGCGCAAGTATCAGGCGGCAGGCATAAACGGGCAAGTAATGCTCGCGTTCACGACAGACCCCTATCACCCGGACGACAACTCGCTCACGCGCAGCACGATCACGATCCTGCAAGATCATGGCATGGGCATCTGCACGCTGACCAAAGGCGGGACGCGAGCCATGCGCGACCTCGATCTGTTCAGGCCAGACCGCGACGCATTCGCCAGTACCATGACGACACTCGATGTTGATTTTTCGCGCAAGTGGGAGCCTGGCGCGGCGCTTCCCAAAGACCGCATGGACGCGCTGCGCACGTTTCACCATGCCGGGATATTCACCTGGGTGAGTCTGGAGCCGACGCTCAATACAGAATCCAGTCTCGACATCATCGAGAGGACTCATGAGTTCGTGAATCTGTACAAGATCGGGCGCGCGAACTATCTGCCAATGACGAAGACGACTGACTGGGAAAGCTACACGCACCGAATCCTGGAGATGGTGAACCGGCTTGGCGTGGCGCATTACATCAAGAAGGACTTGCAGCCCTTCCTGCCGCCCGGATACCACAATCCCTTGCGCGTCAAACAGCATCACTGATTCACCTTCTGGAGCGTGGCCCAGTAATGGGTCATGTCTCCAGCGTGTCCGCAATAGTAACCAACCCAGCCGGTGAGTTTGAATCCCGCTTGACCGGCTATTTTTTCCAACTTCTCGCGCGCCACCTCCAGATAGATCGGATACAGGTTGTTGCCGTATTGCTCGACCATCTCGCGCAGGTCGCCCGCGTTCCAACTTCCGCCCATCTTGCATTTCTGCCGCAGCCCATCGTTTACCACGATCTGCACCACGTCAGGCCATTGTCTGCGCGATTTCAACAACAACGCTTCGAGGATGGGCCAGGGCGATCCGTATGGATCAATATCAACCAAACCGAAGGCGAGATCATTCGCCAGCCCGCAGGCCAGCGCCTTGGCACTGTCGCATTGATACACGCGCCAAGTCGGGCGCTGCTTCGCCAGGTGCTCAGCCTTTTCCGGCTTTTTCTCCAGCACCACCCCGACCCGCGTATCATAGCAGCGTTCATAGATGCGTCCGGCTCCGCCGTGCGTTTCCAGCACCGGCAGTTCTGCCGAAGTAACTTTGAGCGCGCGCTGGCGCAGCGCAACTTTAAGCCGGATTGTGCTGTTGTCTTTTTTCATAATCTTCGCAAATCGTGATCAAGGCTTGGGCGCGGTTTTCACATCCGGTCAGGTATAGGGCGCGCTCGATAATGGAAACATCGGAAACGAATATGACGATGCGAACCGATGTGTCTTTGGAAATTTTTGTCATGCTCAAGGCGCGATGTTCTGGCGCTTTGTGTGTGTCAGTGCCAAACATTTCATCAAGCTCGATTTCGTCGAACCCGGCGATTGCCACCAATTCCTTATCTGCCATCCCACCCAGTAAATTCGCCAACATATCATCGTCCCAGTCGCTCAACTCATTGCTTCGGTTGTCAGCAATTCCGAAAGCTATCGCCTCTTCTCCGGTTAGCGAGGTGTGGATGGTGGCAATTTTTTCCCCAGCCTAATTCGCGCGCAGCAGCCAGAGTTCCATTTCCTGCGCGCACGATGCCGTCGCCATCTACAACAATGGGCTTTTGCTGTCCAAACCTGACCAGGCTTGCCTTGATGGTCTCAAGATTTCTTCTGTTGTGTCGCCGCGCATTACGCGGATCCTCTATCAATTTTGCTGTGTCAAGCATTTCAATTTTGTTTTGTACTTTCACAATTTCCCCTTTTCATGCAAAAACAGAAAAATTACGCTGCCAGTTACGGAAAAACAGGCAAAACTTACGCCCCAAACCCACGTCATTACTTAACTTACGGTAGTTACGGTGAAATATCTGCGCGCGCGAGCGCGCGCATGTGTGCGCCTGCGCATGTGCGCATATACACGTGAGAAAATGCCGTAACTGGCGTAACTTTGAAGCTGGGCGCGGCTTTGCGACGTAAGTTTTCCCGTAAGTTGCAGCGTAACTGGCGTAAGTTCATTGATCGAAACCCCCTGCTTTTGCGAACGTAAAAAAACATTCTGTTAGCCAGATTGCCTGCGTTTTTCCTTCTTTTTGTGGAAAGTTGGCAGAAGTTGGCAGAAGTTCATCGGGCGGGATGACCAGTTTTCGGCTGATGGTGGCCGGCGCGTGTTGGGCCTTGAGTGTGGTGACGGGTTGCCCCGCTTTCCACCTCGGGATGTTTTTGATGGCACCAATGAACTGCGGCAGCGATCGCGGGGAGCGTTCGCCGGTGTGTTCGCACCAGCGCTTGTAGACGATGTACAGGTGCCGCCCGAGGCACGGGATGAACGGTATAGCTTCGTCGCCGTTGTATTGCACTTCACCCGCCTGCCATTCCTTAACGAAGCGCTGGACGCTGTCGAGGCTGACTTCGATCAGGTCTTCTTTGGCGCGGGTCATCGGCGGCTTGCTGTGCTCGTCGAAGTCGCCCAGGTCCAGGTTGCGCAGGTAGTGGTGGAGTGCTGCGATGCCGCCGTTGTTGATTTCGTCGCGCACTTGCTGGTAGAACTCGGCGTCGAGTTTTTCAGGGGTGTGGATGACGGTGTAGCGGCGGTCGTCTTTTTCGAGTACCAGCGGCTGTGATTCGTTTGACAGGAACACCAGGTTGACGTGGTTTTTTTCGTCATGCGCGGCGACGTTTTTGGGGTTGATGCGTATCCATTCGCCGGTGACGAAACTCTTGAGTTTGTTCTTGACGTGGTAGAGTTCCTGCCGCGCGACCACTTCGTCGGCGATCATCAGCAGCTTGCGCGATGCCCAGTCGTTAAATTTATCCTCGATGGCGGCCTGGTCGACGATGCGGCCGTATTCGCCATAGATGGCCATGACGGCCTCGAAAAAAAGATTTTTTCCGGTTCCCTGCGGCCCGTGGAATACCAGCGCGGTGCGCATCTTTGCGCCGGGGTGCTGGATTGGGTAGGCGATCCACTTGAACACCCATTCGAATACTTTGGCGCTGTTCTCTTCGTCGCTGCACAGGTACTCGAGCAGCTCGATCAATACATCGCAGCGTCCTTGTTTTGGAACTGTCGGCCACCCACCCCACAGGTTGCACAGGATGCGCTTGTCGGTGCAGGCCGGGTCGAATCCGACCTCATCCATGCGCACGACTTGCTTGACTGCGCGCATGTCGCGCCAGCCGTGCTCAGGGATGATATCCATCACGTCGGCCTTGGGGACGAGGATGTGTTCTTGATGGTCGAACAGCGTGCCCTTGCCGCCATACACCAGCGCGAAACGCTCCAGCGCCTCATCGATGGTAAGCATGGATTTCATCGCGGCGCGCTCCCCGCCCCCCTGTGTTGTGTCGCCCGCGCGCGGGCGTGAAGCGGCCAGCGTGGGGGCGTCCTTCCACTCCACCTCTTCGAGTTTGGCATTGACCTGGTCGGCCAGCGTAAGCGGCGAACCGGTGAGCACATAGAGATCGTTGAAGTCGGTGAGTTTTTTGCCTTCCCGGATATCTTCGCCCGCCTCGTTGGTCGGGAATATCGGCTTGATCCATGCGGTGCGTTCGATCGCGGCGCAGGCATTGGCGGCGGCGGTGCATCCCGGGTTGCCTTCTGTCAGGTAGTCGTCATCGGCGCAGAACAGCAGGCGCAGCCGCGGGTAGGCTTTGGCCAGCTCCTTGCCGGCCTTGATCAGGTTGTTTGCGCTGAATGCGTAGGCGACGGATTGTCCGGTGCATTCGTGCAGGCTGGCGGCGGTGGCATAGCCCTCGGCGATCAGCAGCACGCCCTCGCGGCGTATCGGGCCGATCAGGCCAAAGGTGCCGCCCATCGCCATGCCGCTGGGCCAGAATTCCTTGTCGCGCTCGATCTTGGTGCGGCGCGGGTGGCCCTTGGCATAGATGAATTGCAGCCCTTGCACTTCGCCCCTGGCGTTGTGCATCGGGACGATCAGCGCGCCGGCGGCGGATTTCAGGCGGTAAAAGTTCGCGTCGTCGATGTCCGCCAGGGTGATGCCGCCGATATCGTCCGGCAGGATGCGCAGGCCGTGCGGCTTGATCTGTTTGGCGGTGAGGTAGTCGTGCGTTTCGCATGGCGCGCTCTTGTTCCACACCGACGCGGCCCACTGCGCGGCGCGCTTGATCTCGTTGTTGCGGATCTCGCGCAGCTTGCGGTCGGACTCTTTGTGCGATTCCTTGATGGCGGCGATATCCTTGGTCGATAGCGCGGCTGCGTTGTCCTTGCTGAGTTCGATCTTCTGCTTGCCGTCGTCGTTGCCGCGCCATACCCCATACACCCCGACGATGTAGGTGTGGCCCTTGGCCGATTGCCACTCGCGCAACCTCGTCCACCCGCGCTTTTCGCGATCTTCACCCTCAACCTGCCAGCGCTGGATGCGTCCGTCGAATGACAACCGCGACGGCTCGATCACCAGACCCATCATCCGCATCTGGTCCAGCGCGTCATCGAAATTGACGTAGCTCATCGACCGCCCTCAACAGTCTTGATGCGCGCCCACAAATAATTCAGGTAGTTTTCCCAATGAGTTTTTGGCGGCAAAGGCGGCAATCGGTAAATCATCGCGCGGTTCTTATGGTTTCTTCCAGCATCAATGGGAATTGCGCATTGAACTCGGCGCGCGCAATCTTCTCGGCCAGCCCGTAAAAATCCAGTCGCCGCTTGTAGTTTGTGGTGCGTACGAAAATCATCACCGGCTTGACTGCGCTACCTGCCGAAAAGGTGAACCGCTGGTACACACCAGGCAGCAAGTTGCCGCGCTTTGTTTGCAGCGCGAAATATGAAAACCCTTTTGATCCTGTGCGCTTGTTGTCGCGCCCTAATCGCTTCCCTCCGTCGCGCATATTCGCGCTATAGCCTTGCTGACCAAATGCCTGAAACCACGACATGATCTGGTTGATCTGCCCTGCCTGCATATTTCCATAGCCATCCATCTTGGCAGCATCGCCAGGGATGATGCGCATGCCGGGCGGCAGTATTCCGATACGCTGCAGCGCCACTTCATGCCGCTTCATCCGCCGCGCCCCACCGTGTATCTCGGCATTCAACACCTGCGACGCCGTGACACCTTGCTTATTGCCCCACGCATCAAAATCAATTTGAGCCTCCAGCTTATCTTTCGTTGCCTTGCGATATCGCACCGACCTCGAAACCCAAAGGGTAGGCCTGTCGAACGTCTTGCCAATCTCGCGTTCTGTACCCTGCTTCCCTTTGAAAGCAGCAGCATTCAGCGCGCGCATTGTGGCGAATCTCACCTGCTTATCCATTCCGGAAATTCCAGCACTTAATCGCATTAAACCGCCAGAACCTACATTGATCTTGATCACATCACGCCCTCGCAGTTGACCTAGTTTGAAAAGCCACAACCTAGCGGATATTCGAGGTGCGAATTACCCGCAGGGGAGGAAGTTGGGAAGGACCCGTGCACTGGCTGATGTTGTGCTTGAGTTGCATCTGTTGCAGATACGTTGCAACTATGTGCACTGCTGTGCCGATACTGTCTATTAAGGGGTGCGGGGATAAAAATCATGCACGGACTTTCTTGGCGGCAAGATGCAACAATGACCATCATTTACCACCTGCCGCGCTGAACTCACTAATTTGCTCAACGCGCATCACAAACGCGCAAAGCCTCATGTGCACATCACGCGCCTCTTTGGATATTCGGTGCAGATCATCTGCACTGATGTTGCCGTCCGCATAATCCTTCTGGAACTCCGCTGACAACTCGCCCAATTCTTTCATCACAGACATAAAAGCATCCAACAGCTCGAGATCCGAACCGGCGAATGCATCCAACCTCACCACCAGAGCGCCCACCTTCGCCGCGAAATAATCCGCAGCCTCAAGATTCGTGCCAGTGAAATCTACAATCTGCTCGAATTCCCTAGCCAGCAAACTATGTGTCCCGCAATTCGGATTGAGCTTGTTAATCAACACCTGACCGTAATTCGGGGCAGGATCATCATCGGTCGGAGGACGCATCCGCGTCGCCAAAGGCCTCACTCCGCCCGGATAATCGTGTGCAACGCGATAGGCAAAATCTTCAATACTCATCGTTTTATCCCCCCAAACTTAAACGTGGATTACCTTGCGGCTTTGCCGCAAAGTACGCCCATGAACGAAAACGAACTCATCGAACGACTCAACACCCTGCAGGCGCAGAACATCGCGCTGATGCATCTTCTTGCGGCAGTGATCAGGCAAGCCGGGCTAAACGTGGACGACGAATACCATGCGCGTTGCGCCATATTCAGAATCGTCACCGAACCTAATGCCGATGCAGATGCCGTTGCGATCCAGCGCGCGACATTTGCCAAGGTGGGGCGGACGGTATTGGGAGACCGCAATGCGATCACGGTGGAATAAAAAAATGTCGCCCAGCGCAAACCGGGCGGCACAACCCGCACAGACGTGCGGACTTCGCTGTAGAGCGAGCACGAAGAAGAGAGAGAACGCATCACGCGGCCTCCTGTTGTGTAAAAAAATCATAAATCGCCTGAATGTGATGCACCGAAGGCGCCTTAATTTGGCCTTGCGCGATCTTGGTCAACGTCGAAAACGGCACACCGGAGCCTTCCGAAACGCGGCGCTGCGGGATGCGCTTGGCACGCAATTTCGCCATTACTTCCGTGTAAATATTTTTTGAGGTATCCATGGCGGCGATAATATACCCATTTATGGGTGTTTGCAACACCCACCTATGGATTATCCTTTTATGGATAATAGGGCATGCGGATTACAGATAACATCTCGGCCAACCTGAATGCCTGGATGGATCAACACCCAAACCTGGACACAATTAAAAAGGTGTCGATCAAATCGCGGGTCGGGTTTGGTACAATCCAGCGCGTAAAAAACGGAGATGGAAACCCGACGATCACCAACCTGTGCGACATCGCGCGGGCGTTCGGGCGCAGGGTTGAAGACTTGCTGTCAGCGCCGCCCAGCGAGGGAAACGTAGTTCCTCTAGTAGCCAAAGAACCGGTACCAACCTACTCTCTCACTGAAAAAGAATTATTTGAGCAGGTCAACACAATGAGCGACCAAGGGATCCAACAACTGATAGGCATGGCAAAAGTATTGTCCATACAATACCCGAGACAAAAAAAGAAAACAGGTGACGCGCAATAACGTGATCCAGCTACAAATTCAACTTGGTTTTAAATTTTAAAGGGGTAAGCCGTGGATATTGCAATTCTGATTCTTTTTATAATTTTCATGTTCTTGGTCGACTGGCGCCTTAATAAAATCTATATTGAACTTAAAAAGTTAAACGACACCAATACCAAGCCATGAGAATCATTATTGCCTCAATCCTGATCGCCCTGCTTGCCGCATGCGCCACCCCAGCAGATCGACGCAGCCAACGGCCTGATTTAAACCTATTCAGTGAAAAATCCGCCAAAGAAGTTGCCATCTGCATCGCAGACAAATGGGAAAACTCAAAACCTTTTTTCGCATTATCCAGCATACCCGTCTCAACCAGCATGAAACCAAATGGTTACGCAATAACTGCCACAACTACCGCCACAGCAGGAAATACAAATACCATCGCGCTGGTCGATATAATTGAAATTGATAATCAAGTACAAATTAAATATTACAGGCAATCCGCCAGCGGACTGGGCGACTATGATGATGCGGTAACGGCATGCCAGTAAATGCACTTATGAGACAAATATAAATGCGCTATATCGTCGTTCTTGATGCCCAATCTCATGCTGGCAAACTATATGCAAACGGCAACAATGACGGCATGACTGCGGGAGAGGGCATCAATCACCAGCCAAGCGCCCTCTAAACTGCTTCATCACACCCCCAAATTAAATCGCAGGACACCCCTGCGGTTTAATTTTATCACAAATACCCGTTTATGGGTTGACAAGGATACCCACCTATGGATATTATTCACCCCGCTACCTCGCCGCCCGCGATTTTTATCAACCCAAAGTTACAAAAAGCGGGCGCAGGGCAGGCAAGGCGGTGCCACCATTCACCGATTGCAGGGCGCGATGGGTTTCTCCTCTTACCAGGCGCGCCCACACGGACACGGAGGCGATATGCCAGAACCGAACGAAAACTACACCGAGCGCGAATTGCGCGAGGCATACAAGCAGAGCGGATTGTGGCGCAGCGGCTGGAGCTTCCAGCGCGCCACCACCACCGACGCTGTACTGCGCGGGATGAAGATTTTCGTCAAGGACATGCGCAAGCGCTTCGAACAGCAACACGGCAAGCCCGCACCGATGCAGCGGGCTATTTTTGAGGTGATCGAATGAACTCAAGAATCAGATTCGCACTTGCCAACCGCGACCTGACCCACCTCGACGACGACACGCTGGTCTGCGGACTGGTTTATTTAGCTTTTTTCAAGTGAGGCCAATCATGCGCATACACATCGTCACATTAGCCACCGCCGAGCAAAAGATCACCCGCAACATCATCGCACAGAGCAGCGTCAAGGCGATGCAGATCGCCCTGCGGACATATCCCGACCTGGACGATACCGCCAAGCTGCGCACCCTCACCAGCCGGCCATTGTTGAAAGCGAGCGAGGTGGCGGCATGATGAAACACAGCACCCACCTCCCCAGGCTGCACACCATGCCCTCGGCCAGCCCCGTTATCGACTGGCTGCTGGATGACCTCGTGCACACCTGCCAGCGCATGCGTACAAGGATAACCGCCCTGCGCAAAGTGCCGCGGCTGATCCTCAACTACCGCTTCTATCGCCAACTGAACCACGCGCCCCGCGAAGCGTGGAAGAACGCGCAGAACACGATCTCATGAAAACCCTGCGCACATTGCTCGCCATGCTGGCCATCAGCCCAGCCGCTGCCCTCGCTGCCGATGCCAGGCTGATCCTCGACATCCTCGAATGCGAATCAGGATACCGCACCAAAGTCTGCAGCGACGGCGGCAAAAGCTGCGGCATCGCCCAATTTCAGCGCGAGACGTTCTACCGCTTCGCCCGCCTCGCCAAGCTGCAAAACTGGGGGCTGGGCAAGCCAGAATGGAACAACCAGATCCACCAGGTCAAGCTACTCGAATGGGCCATCGACAACGGGCTGGGCAATCACTGGACCTGCTACATCAGGTTAGAACACACCGAATAACCAACCGAACGGAATCATCATGGATCCACAAACACTAAAAGTCGCCACCGCCGCCGTTAGGCTATATGTCGAAACCCATCCGCGCCCGGCATGCGTCACCCAAAAACAAGCCGCCGAAATGCTAGGCATCAGCGAGGGCACCATGACAAAACTGGTGCGGGCGGGAACATTCAAACTAAACGGCATCGGACAAATACCCATCGGCCAGATCGACGAAGCGCTGGCGGTGAGTGTTTAGCGGTATAGTTAAGGCGGCTGGTTAATCGGAGAAAGGATAGAGCGATGAGCGAAAGAACCTACGAAGTGAAGACGGTCGGCGTGGATTACGTCTGCGACGACTGCAATACCGGCGTGATGGAGCAGACCGGAGTCATGCTGCCAACAGACCCGCCGCAGTGGCCCCATAAGTGCAATCACTGCGGGGCAACCAAAAACCTCCGGCAGAAGTACCCGACAGTTCGATGGGAACGCCAACGGGACACGGACGCTGCCGGAGGAAGACTTGCGCACGCGGGGCATGCGCCAGGTGGAGACGAGCAAAGCCGAACTGGTGGACACGATTCTGGCCATGCAGTCGCGCGAGCTGATGGCGCGGAACCTGGTGATGCTGGAGAAGTAAGCCAACGCAAAGGTAAGGGGCTCGCCGAAGGCGAGTCCCGTGGAGGGCGAAAGCCCGGAACAAACTTGAGCGCCGGGTTAGGCGGTTTTTATAACGAAGCGAAGGAAACTCAATGAACATCAATATGGGTGGAACAATCAACGCGGATTTTATGTGCGGGAAAATTAATTCATGCGGACTGCTTGGGGGCGACCCTGTGACAGTTCACCACAGCCTCAAAGACGGTATCCCAGCACCATTCTGGATGGTCGTTTGCGTTCCGACCCTCAGATTTATACACATTGACGCGCGTGAATTGCTCGGCGCAGAAGACTGGAGCGGACAACACCTTAAGCAAACAAAAAAACGTGAACAATTTTTAACTGACCTCCAAAGTCGATTTAAATCCGGCGCTGAACTTTGGGAGTGGGCGGAAAAATTGAACCTTCCGCGCAAAGCGCCCAACGTAGATTTGAGGGGGCGCGCACTATGACCGACAAACAAGAAACCAGCCACGCTTTTGCGCCGTCGCTCTCGAATGCATGGTTAGGCTTTTTTTCAACGTAGCAAAGGATAAGGCGATGAAGATTTCTAAACTTATTGCGACACTGCAAAACAGGATGAGAAAACACGGAGACATTGAAGTCGAAGTTACGTGGGAAGGTATCACTAGGGCAATTTCCACAGACGCGGTCTACAAGAGCAAGGACGGGCCGTTGTATATCGACGCTGACGGAAACTGCTGCAAGAGATCCTTTGCTGTCGATCCGACAGAAGGCGATGACGGGACCTAACAAATAGTTAAGGCCGACGCCGAAGGCGGTCGCGCCTTCAACGGTGGGTTAGGCATTTTTTCAATGGAGAGCGAAATGACTGGACGAATAAAAAAAAATTTGATTGTCGCGCTTGGAGCACTAACAACCTCGCTTGCGTTTGGATTTGGATTGCACTTTGAATCTGTGGTTGCTGTAGGTGCGTTGGCTGCTGGTCTTTATTGGCTCAACTGCGAATGATGCCTAACTTTTGACATGAGGGGCGACGCTTTAGCGGCGTCCCTCTCGATGGATGGGTTCGGCGTCGCCGTCCCACCAGCACTGACTTTTGAACAGGAGATTGACCATGAACATCCAGCGACTGCGCAACCTGACCACAGGAAGGCTGCATACCGAAATCGGACACATCTACGAAGACCTGGAGGCGATCACTGGCGAGCGCGGGTTGATGACGCACATGCTGCCGAGGGCGGCCAGAGCGGTTGAACCGTGGCTGCGCGAGCACGTAACCGACCCGCGATTCTGGGACGGCGAATACGACACCACCCACACCGGCGAGCATGAATTGCCCGAGCCTACGGAGGCCGACAGGGCGGCTATGTTTGAGCGCTACAAGGCCCAGCCGAACCCGCTGGAAGGCAAGGCCGTGGTGGCGGTGCAGTTGTGACGCCGAACTTGAAGGTAAGAGGCTGCGCCACAACCGAACCGCAAGAGGAGAACTGAACTATGCAAACAACTGAACCAACCAAGCCCGCCGAGGCGCAGTCCTTTTTGACCGACGAGTTAGAGCGCATTTCTTCGACGGATGATTGCTGCCGCTGGTGCAAGAGCGGATGGTGTACGAAGCACGGCACTTGCGAACATGAAATACCAACAGAAGATGAGTACGGCAATCACTCTGGTATGGGATGCGGGCTTGCGCTCTAACTCTGAGGTAAGGCGGTTCGCCGAAGGCGAATCCGGTGGAGCGAAGCGGAACGAACCTTGAGCGCCGGGTTAGGCGGTTTGAATTAAACAACAAAGAGGTGGGTGATGAGGGTCATTTTATTCCAAGATAAATTCGCCGAACTGGTGCGCTCTGGAGAGAAGAAGCAAACTATAAGGCTGTCGGCGCGATGCAAGCCGGGCGATGAACTGAGCTTGCGTAAGTGGACTGGAAAGCCGTACCGAAGCAAGCAAGAAACGCTGCGCAATAGCGTATGCACCCGCGTTCAGGAGGTGCAAATTTATGAAGGGCCATCCACAGAAACAAGCGAAATGCTCGCGCGGGCTGATGGTTTTTCTAGCCATGCGGAAATGCAAGCGTGGTTTAATAATACGCACGGGCTACCTTTCGAGGGGCAGCAAATTGAATGGGCCTAACATCGAAGTAAACGGCGGCGCTGCCGCAGAAAGGTGGGATTAAAATGTTTAAGGACTTGCCCGAAGGGCAGACGCAGCACGACCAGAAACCCGCAGTAGCGCTGTCCGAATTGACTGACGTGATGTGCGTCGAGCCAGACTATAGCAAACCACCTTGTCAGCGATGTGGTGCTATGACAGAAGAAGAAGCAAGGGCGAAGTGCAAAGTGTCAGGAGGTGATGACGATGATTGCCACGGCTGCCATCTTTGGCCTGATTGACGCACATCAAGGTAATTCAGGGGCCGCGTAGCGGTCCCGCTGGAATGGAGGGTTAGGCATGAAAGTGATCGACCTAAAACGAGCGATATATAGCCTCAAAGACGATCTTGAAATAACGATCAGTGTGGACGTAAGTACCGGAGATGCAGATGCTTTTCGCAGGGCATTCGCCCGAGAACTTCTCGGGATCGATTTGGACACAATGACGATATTGACCACTGGTGAATTAAATGAAGTGCCTAACGTGAAGGTAAGGGGCGCGCCGAAGGCGCGTCCCGTGGAGGGCGAAAGCCCGGAACAAACTTGAGCGCCGGGTTCGGCGTGATCGGAGAAACTATGATGGATAAGAAACAACTTCTTGAACTGATTCAAAACCTGCCGGACGACACGGCGGTAGAGCCGTTTGATTACAGCGAGTGCAGACGAGAGGAAGGCTTGTGGGAGTCGCAAGGGCGAAGCACGGAAATCGGCGGTGTCTATCGAAAAACTGTCGATAACGAACTGACCCTGCGCCTGCGTTTTAAGACGCAATTCGAGGGCGAATTCCGGCGTACATACCAGAACAGTGAAGGGCAATTTTTTAACCTCAAGCGCGTGCGGCAATGACGCCGAACGAACAGAAATAACCGGCTCCGCGCTTTTGCGGAGTCCGACGCAGCGAAGCGGAGTGAAAGTTGAGCGCCGGGTTGGGCGTCTTTTTCAACGGAGAAAAAATGATAACCGAAAACGAACTGCGGACGCATGTTGAAAAACGCTACAGGACTGAATTTTGGGGCGGAAAATACCTTGTCTCGCCACGCCTGATTGAGCGAACCTGGGGAGATGGAAAAGCCTTGCTTGGCGTACAGCCGCTGAACACGCGGCCGCAGTACTACGTCGTGCGGGTTGACTCGGCGTGGCTTGATACGAAATACCAATTCAAGAGCGATGAGATTTATGAGCGCATAGACGAAATTACCGATGCCATAGAGGAGGAGTTTGGGCGCGCATGGTATGACGACGATCCACCACAGCGGAAGAGCGGGAGAAAATGGCCTGCGGCGAACTTTGAATGCGGCTGTTGCTGGTTCGTGGTTCATGAGCCTAAGACGCCCAACATGGAGTGAAGGGGCTGCGCTTGCAGCCCTATGACCGGAGATATGGATATGAATGAACAGACAAAAGACACAAATCCCGCCGTAGCGCAGTCCCGCTTGCACGTAGGGTTAGCCGCCAAATACCCTCTGGAAATCATGAATGTTGGTGAAGATACCTACATCCTGATGAGCAAAGGACACCACGACCCGCATGAATTTATGCGCGTTGTGCGTGAGGAAGGGTACGAATGGCCTCTCGGCATGCCGGAACATGAATGGACAAAGACCGTTCCAGCACCAAAGAATTCTGGATATACGTGTATGTACATTTCGGCAAAACAAGGTGATCGCGGAGCGTTCCCGACAACATATGTAAGAGAAGCTTACGGGGAAGATAGATACGAAGCATTGACGGCGGCTAACGCAACAGCTCAGGGACGCGAGCCGACAGGCGAAGCGTCCCCTGGAGCGACGGGTTATACGGCTACACGACCATGAACGCACTGAGCTTGTTTTCTGGGATTGGCGGACTGGACATTGCCGCCGAGTGGGCGGGATTTAAGACCGTGGCTTTCTGCGAGCGCGACAGGTTTTGCAAGTCGGTGCTGGCGGCACGGTGGCCGAACGTAAGGATTTACGACGATGTACGAACAATTGACACCAGCGAACTGCCAGCAGTTGAGCTTGTGCATGGAGGCTACCCATGCCAGCCGTTCAGCCAAGCAGGGAGACGCGCAGGCCACGCCGACGAGCGGCACCTGTGGCCCGCAATGCTCCGGGTCGTGCAAGACCTGCGACCAGCTTGGGTGGTTGGTGAAAACGTTACAGGCCACATTGCCATTGGCCTCGATTCCGTTTGCGATGACCTGGAGGCAGCAGGCTACGCCGTCAGGCCGGTTGTTTTACCGGCTTGCGCCGCAGGCGCCCCGCATACGCGAGAGCGGGTTTTCGTACTGGCCCACGCCAAGGGCGACCGACTGGAAAGACCCGCGAGGGAAAACAGGGAACCGACCGGAGGCGAGCGCAGCAAAGGCGGGATGGACGCTTTCAGAAGCGGCGCGAGGGTTCGGCGGGACGGCTGCGGATGGGGTGCTCAACCCGGAATGGGTCGAGTGGTTGATGGGCTTTCCGCCCGGATGGACAGACGTGAGCGGCTGAAAGCCCTTGGAAACGCGGTTGTGCCTTTGCAGGCGTACCCGATATTCGCGGCGATTGCCGAGACGTATAACTACAGAATATCCGAACCGTGCAAGGTTGGAGATCAGGAAAATGGCATACAGAGTAAGTGAAAAACGGCGCAAGCAGCTTGCCAGAATGCGCGAGGCAAAGGAGAGATTGCGCCTGAACGGGCCGCAGCCAGACTATGCGGAGCCGCTGCCGGAATTGCGTAAGCGTATCACGGTCACAGACTTTGATTTTGGCGAAGTCACGCATACGCTCGAGCTGTACCGAACCGATCGGGTTGATTGCTACCTGGTCAAAGTGGATGGAAAGCCATGGAAAGCACGTATTGGCATGTCTCGTATTCTGGCTGGGCTGCGGAAGTCGATGCCGCGACTGGCATCATCTATCGACTGAATTTTACCCGATCCGCAGCGCAATGTCCTTCGCTGATGGATTGTAATACGCCAGCGCCTGGTCCACGCTAGACCACCCGAACATCTTGCACATATCAAACACCGCCTGCTGCGCAGGAATATTGCTCGACTTCATCCGCCCCGCGATCCAGGTGGCCGCAGTGTGCCGCGAATCATGGAAAGTGAAACCCTCCAGCCCGGCACGCTTCCTGTACTTGCGAAACAAGGCATCAAGCGATTGCGGACTCACGCCGAATACCAATACCCCATCCCACCCATCCATGCGCCTGATCAGCGCCATCGCCTTCGCCGTCAACGGCACATCCCGCGGCTTCGTCTTCGTCACCGGCAACGTGCAATACCCGTCATGCACCAGATCCCAGCGCAGGCCGCACAACTCACCCGCGCGCATCCCCGTGCGCAGCGCCACCAAAAAGCACACCGCCACCGCCTGCGACATCGACCGCACAGGCTTCCGGCTGGAATAACCCATCTCCCGCAACATCAGCCGCACCTCACGCCGCGAGATCACCACAGACCGATGCTCCGGCGCCTTCGGCTTCCGCATATCCGCCATCGGATTCACAGAGATCCAGCGCCACTCCCGCCGCGCCGTCTCCAACACCGCCGCCAGAATGCCTATCTCCCGCAAAACCGACCCCGCCGACACCTGCCGCAACCGGGCATCCCGCCAATCTGCCAGCTGCGGCGTCGTCAGCCGCCCGATCGCCTGCCCACATGGCAGATTATCGTCCCGCAAAAAAACCGCAATCCGGATCTGCTCCCACCTGCAGCCCCGCTTAGTCGGCGACACCTCATCCGAATACCGCTGCAACGCATCCCCAAGCGTATGCCGAACACCAGGCAAAGCCGCCGCCAGCGCCCGCAGCTCAGTCTCCCGCGCCGCCGCCCACACCTCCGCCTCGCGCTTAGTACGCCGCACAGCACTATCGCGCTGGCCGCTGACATACACCTGCGCCCTGTATCCATCCTTGTGCTTCGTAATCGATGCCATCCGTGGGTAATCCCGTGGGGAATTTATGGGGAGTTGCATCGTATAAAATGCGATTCAACGTGTCAAACTCTTTATTGCGCAAATAAAAAAACCGCAAAACTAAAGGCTTTGCGGCATGGTGCAACATATCATTTAATAAGGCTGGTGCCGGAGAGAGGAATCGAACCTCCGACCTACGCGTTACGAGTGCGTTGCTCTACCAACTGAGCTACTCCGGCGCCGACAGGGCAAATTATAGGCTATCGAACATAATTATCGCCAGCGGTAAG